AAGCTTGGTATTAATCTTAGCACTGCCATTACTGCTGTTAAACCTTCCGGTACTGTTAGTCAGTTGGTTGATTCTGCTTCTGGTATCCACCCTAGATACTCAGATCAGTACATTAGACGAGTTAGAGCGGATGCAAGAGACCCCCTCTGTCAAGTCCTCGAAGCGTCTGGAATCCCCGTAGAGGACGATGTAATGTCGCCCACTACCAAGGTATTCTCCTTCCCCATTAAGTCTCCTGACGGGGCTGTAGTGGCCTCTGAGATGGGTGCTATGGAGCAGTTAGAACTATGGGAGATCTATCAGGACTACTGGTGCGAACATAAGCCCTCAATGACGTGTTACTATCGTGACGATGAGTTCCTTGAGGTGGGGCAGTGGTTGTACAACAAGTTCGACAAGATCAGCGGTGTGTCGTTTTTACCGTACTCAGAGCATACCTATCAACAAGCGCCTTATGAACCTATTAGTGAAGAAGAATATGCAGCAATGTCTAATGACTTCCCCACTGAAATGTCTTGGGATATTATTGAAGATAGTGATATGACAGAAGGGTCACAAACTTTAGCTTGCACAGGCAACAACTGCGAGATATAGTATGACTGCTTGGCATGGCGGGAAGGGTTCGTCCCCCCGCTCAATAAACAAACAGAAGTTTGACGCTAACTGGGATAAAATTTTTAAGGATAAAAAAGATGTTGAATCCACAACAGATATTGAAAACAATGAAAAGCTATTACGAAGCAGACATAAAAAAACACGCAATGGCAGTTGAGGTTATTATTAGTAACCCGATGGCTTTCCACGATCATGACGCATTTTATGAAGCTATAGAGTCGCAGCTAAAGCTATTGATGGAGTCCAAAGACTATTTAGATGGGTTGGACATCGTTAGAATTGAGATGGAAACTCGTGATGTCTGAAGGTAATCTTATTGGTTTTAGAATTTTTTTCGATACTTCTGGAAACTTAATGACAGAATTTAATCGTGTTCCTACAAGAGAAGTTGCAAAGATTTTTAAAGAGCCTGAAGAACATAAAATAATTACTACCGTTCTTGAGCAGGCTCTAATAAATTTTGAAAATCTTCATGAGAAAATTGAAAAAGAACTTGATGCGCTAAACGCTAAGACTTTTTAGATCTGTAGCGTCGTGTCTTCTGGGCAACCTTCTTTGGCTGTTTGCTATGTTGTTTGCCCTTTTTTGTATCTTCGCGTTTCTTTTTAGTGGTGGCAGCATATTCTTTGGCAGACAAAGCTTTGATAGCTTTTTCAGGGAGGTAACGCTCACCTGTTTTACTGGACTTCTTGCCTGACTTAGTACGCCACTTTTGTTTTGTCCAAGCCTTAAGAGACTTCTGAGACTTCTTAAGAGCCATTACTTATATCCTCCGCCTGCAGCCTTATACTCTTTAGCAAGCATTTGAGCTTTTCGCGCAGACCACTGACCAGCTTTACCACCTTTTGAACCAGCCTTTATCTTGTTGAAGAGCCGCTTACGCATAGTAGGCTTGGTATAGTTACCTGCTTCATTTACTTTAGACTTTGTTTTCTTTTTAGCTGGCATGTTTATCCTCTAGTATTTTATGTATAATCTTTTTACTATTTTACTTGCAGTCTTAGTGAACAAGAAAGGGAAGATCGCATGCACCGCACATGCAATGCCTGCTAAAATCAACCACCCTGAAAACATAGCCGCTGTTTTAAAGTGTTCCCAATAAGACTCACCAACTGACTTAGGATGTTTAGTAAATAACTTCATCACCATTTAACCTTATCAGCCCAGTAGGCCGCTGACATCTTTCCTCTTTTAATGTTCTTAGCATGTCTTGCCTTGAACGACTTCCGCTTTGCTTTCATGCGCTCTGACTCGCCTGCTTTAGGCTTGCCTGCAGTTTTCGCGCCCTTCTGACCAAAGCGAATTGTTTTAACTTTATCTCCTTCTTTTGCCACCACGACATGTGATTTTGTTTTGTGATTGGGTGTGCGTTTCGGTTTGTTGTAGCCACTTACTCCTGCCCTTTCTAGCCTTGGATCTTTTTTCTTAGGCATGCTGCTCTCCAGTTCGTATCATTTCAGTAACCTCTTTTGCTCGATTGCCTACTTGTTTAGCCCATCGACTGTCTAAGAATTCATCGGCTGCTTCTTCGTAGTTGTGAATTGACATAGCTGCCAAAGCCTTCTCAAACTTTCTGAGACGTGTAAGGCCTAAGTTAAAACATAAATTTACCATTGCTTCGCGTCGAACTTGAGTAAGATCCTTGAACCATGTAAAGGCCGCATCAAGCTCTTCAATACAACGCTTAATATCATTCATCAAAAGGTAATCTACTTCATCATGAGTAAGCCCTAAGCCTATACCTTCTTTTAAGCAACGACCTACGCCAATAGTTTCATAGCCTAAGTGGTCTTTGTAGACAAAGTATTTAACGCCTTCATGACGCTTTAAAGTTTCTATGAGTCTTTTCATTATTAGTATCCTCGTCTTGCTTTGCTTTCTTGAGGCGTGTAGTACAAAACTTCTTTGTTATTAATCATCCTCATTATTTTTCTTTCAGCTTCTTCACGAGAACTAGCGTCAAGATTAAATCCCTTGTTATTGTTTTCGATGTCCATTGGACCACCTTTAAAATCAAACTCAACAAACTCTCTTGCGTTAATAGCAAACTGAGAAGCTTTAGGATAGTTAGACTTTTTAGCTAACCAGCCTAGCGCCAAGTGTCTCGCAGCATCTCCTCGCCCATCAAGCTGTTCGGACTCTGGAAATTTTTTATCTAGGCTTTTAGCCCAATCAAGATCCTGCTTAGAAACTCCAAGGGCCTTTGTAACTTTGTCAACAATCCCACCCTCGTTAAACAACATGCGCTTTTCGGGGTCTTCTTCATCTACGAAAGCTGATCCAGCTTGGATGTTATAGGGCTGGCCTGTCATCTTGTCAATGCGCTCGTCAGGCTCTATAGGCGCATTAGGTACTATGACTTCTCCACCCTTTGCAAAGCCTTCGCGCTCTCTGTCAAAAGCTTCTTCACGCTCTTCAGGCGTTACAGGCATAAGCGGAGTGCCCATCATATTACCATACGACCTAAATATATCGTTCAGCACTGAGCCTTCCATTCCTACTTTTTCAATGAAGTTAAGAGTCTTGCCAAAAGAATATTTTTCTGGCTTGAATTTGCCTGAAAGCAAAAAGCCTATGTCTTTATTAGAAAGCCCGTTGTCTTTCATTACTTGAATAGTCGTTGAACTGCCTAATAAAGTTTCAGCAGCCATTGTGTTTTCATACATGTCTTGCTGTAGCTCATACAAAGCTTCTTGTCGCTTGATTTGATTTTGATATGCGTCTTCAGCCTTCATAACATAATTAGGCGTTGAAGAAATAACTTCTCTTTTTAATCTGTTGTACTCTTTTATTTTATACATCAAGGCGCTAGAGGCATCAAACTCTGAAAATCTTGCCCCTGTTAGGTTAGTAACAAGCTCTGCTTGCAAGCTCTTAGGTTTACCTGTTGTTCTGTTAGGGGTTTCAAAATATGCATCATAAACGCCCTTACCACTAGATAAACTTCCGGGAACAAACGGCTCTACAATTAAAGTAAAAGCGGCAATGGCTTTTTCTGTGTTGTCCATGCCCTGCACAAACACAGGCAAACCTTTTGATGTGCGTCCATCTCCTGTTCCAGCTACGTACAACTCACGCAAAGATTCAGTTACCATTGATTCGCCTAGATAAGGCGTAAGCAACTTACCCGTTGCATCTAAAATTGCATCGCCAAGATAAGTATCTAATTCTTCACCACGAAGCTCACCAGATTGAATTCGATCTAGCGCTGCCATTACAGGCTCTTTTAAAGGCGAGTAAGAATCAATAAACTGAGTATCGTTGGTGTATATTTTATCGCCTACACGCACAACATTTTTAGGTGCATTAGACCAAGGAGTTCTTGAAAGCGTTTGAATAGCTTCTGATTCTTCTTCGTTAAAGCCTGCAAACTGTGCTGTTTGAGTTGCAACAAAGCTAGGCGCTGCTAACATTGTAGTAAACCCAGCAAGTCTTTGTTGACCTCTTTGTACAAGTTCTGCATTTCCTGAGTTCATTTCCTTAGAAGCTTGTTTTATAATGTTTGTGCTTGTTCTCCAGATTTCTGTTGGAAA